TGAGTACACTAATTACTAATCTGCCTTCTTATGAAGTATGGGTAAGAAAGGAATATTTGACCGATCATAAGTCTGGTCATGGTGAATTTGTCAAAGGAGTCTGGGTTTCTGCAAAGAGTATTCCAGGCCGTGCGTTTTATTTTGAAACGTATCTACCAGATTATGCTGCAATGTTTGATAAGTTACCAATATCCGCTTTCCTCTCCTCTCCTGAGATACCCGATCCAGATATGACACTTCATAATCTACAGTTTTGGAACTGTATGGACTATGGTGTCGTTGCAGTGCAGAAACAATTCATCGGTTCAATGCACTATGAGGTCTATACAAGAGACTTTGGAACGCAAACAGGTACATATATTTGCACTTTAGACAATTATCATCAAGATGTAGACGCTGTAGACTACTCAACTAGCGAACAACCAGCGGAACATAAGAGTCATAACCTTCTCGAATTGGATAATGGACAGTTTTGTCTCTATCCAAACAACAGAATGAGGATATATGACAACAGTATCACTCCTGAGACACCTAAGATTCCCGATTTTAAGGTTTCAACAGTGTATTATCAGGTAGAAAACGGTCATGATCGTGATGGATTGGGTTCTGAAGAGAATTATTTCTGGAAAACAGCGAAAGAAAGGTCTGCTGATGTTGAAGTAGGCGCTGGAGGCACTGATATGAACGCTGATTTTTACGGTGGCGACTATAAAATTGACTTAAATGAACCAGAATTGGGATGAAATGGGTGAACATCTCATATTAGATGTCTACGATGGATATTTTGATGACTTAAATAGTCCAAATTTCCTTCGTGACATCTTTACTCGTGCTATTTTGAAGTCGGAGATGACAATATTGAACGAATATACACATAAATTCAGTCCATGTGGGGTTACATGTCTTTTTGCACTCTCTGAAAGTCATGTTTCTTGTCATACTTGGCCTGAATTTGGTCGAATGAACGCAGATTTCTTCACTTGCGGCGAAAAAGACCCAAGAATTAGCGCTAAATATATTATTAACGCTTTAGAATCGGAAAAATACAGAATTAGAGTCGTAAAAAGATAAAAAAAGCGGTATAAATAAAAACAGCAAACTAATTGTGTGAATAGTGGCTTCTAAGGCATTCAAAGATATCAATTTATCGTTCAAACGTCATCCTGTGACGAATGACGTAGTTGCAATTCGTGATGAAGACGCTATAAAAAGGTCTGTAAAGAACATAATTTTTACAATTCTTGGTGAAAAACCATTTGTACCTCAGTTTGGGTCAGTTATTAATGAATCTTTGTTTGATTTAAACACAGAATTGAGTGAAATACGAATTACTGATGAAATTAGATCATCTTTACTTAACTATGAACCAAGAATTGATAATGTTGTTGTAAATGTTACCGTTGCACCAGATACAAATGAAATGAATTGTACAGTTCAATATAGCATCGTTGGTCTTCCCTCCCCATCACAATCAGTAGACGTTCTCTTATTCCCAGCTAGAGTATAATGGCCTTTGGACAATACGTTAATTTAGATTTTGATCAGATAAAGACATCTATTAAAGATTATCTGAGGTCAAATACTAATTTTACAGATTATGACTTTGAAGGGTCGAACCTTTCAATTATAATTGATGCATTAGCATATAATACATATACAACTGCCTATAATACTAATATGGCAGCGAATGAGTGTTTTCTTGACTCTGCAACACTTCGAGAAAACGTTGTCTCACTCGCTAGAAACATTGGTTACGTTCCAAGATCTCGTAGATCTGCAAGAGCAAATATATCTTTCAATGTATCTGGTCTAACAGAGACATCAACTCTAACATTGAACTCTGGTATTGTCTGTAATGGTGCTGGTGAGAACACAAACTACATATTTTGTATTCCAGAAGACATCACAGTTCCTGTTACAAACGGATTTGCAGAATTTAATAACATTGAAATATATGAAGGTGTTTTTGTAAGTGAAAACTTCACAGTTGACACTTCTCTGTTCAATCAGAGATATATTCTTGATAATTCATTCATTGATACATCAACAATTAAGGTTAAAGTTAAAAGTTCTTCAACAGCGACTTCTTCAGTCACTTATAAACAGATTGATAACATCGTTGGAGTCACTTCAACATCAAATTCTTACTTATTACAAGAAATTGAAGATGAAAGATATGAACTTATCTTTGGTGATAATGTAATTGGTCGAAAATTGTCAAATAACAACTATATTACAGCTTCTTACATTGTAACAGACGGAAAAGATGGAAATGGCGCTTCAGAATTTAGTTTTGTAGGAAATATTACGAATCAAGATGGTGCAGCGATAAATGCATCATTAATCTCATTGGTATCAACTGATGAAAAGTCAAGAGATGGTGATGAAATCGAATCAATATCATCAATTAAGTATTTTGCACCTCGAATCTACTCTTCCCAGTATCGTGCAGTAACTTCATCTGATTATGAATCAGTTTTAGGTTACATTTATCCTAATGTGGAGTCTGTAACCGCTTTTGGTGGTGAAGAGATGAGTCCACCTCGTTTTGGAAAGGTTTTTATCTCAGTTAAACCTCGAAATGGTGATTTTCTATCAGATGAGACAAAAAGAGAGTTGGTACAAAGATTAAAGAGTTATGCGGTTGCTGGAATTGTACCAGAGTTCATTGATTTGAAATATTTGTATGTTGAACTCAAAGTAAATCCATATTATAATCCAAGTTTGAATGATGACCAAGAAAATCTTAAAACTGGAGTCTCAAATGCTTTAACTCAATACTCACGTTCGATTGATGTAAATAAATTTGGTGGTAGATTCAAATATAGTAAGGCTGTGTCATTGATTGATAGCGTTGATTCATCAATTACATCAAATATCACTCTTGTGACAATTCGACGTAATTTGAAAGCAGTTTTAGGTCAATTTGCACAGTATGAAGTGTGTTATGGTAATATGTTCCACACTCAGGAGTCATCATACAATATAGTTTCAACTGGATTTACAATCGAAGGTGTTACAGAGACTGTTTATCTTGCAGATGAAGTTATAAATCGTGATAAGGGTCGGATTTTCTTCTTTACCTATACAGAGGGTGGAACTCCGAATATTATAAAGAAAAATGCTGGTACGGTTGATTATATGCATGGTGAAATTCTTATAGATACTGTAAATATAACTTCAACAGTAGTTGCAGACGGCGTGGTTGAAATTCAAGCAATTCCACATTCAAATGACATTGTTGGTCTTCGAGATTTATATGTTAAATTTGATATGACGAATACAACGATTAATATGGTTCAAGATTTAATCGCATCAGGAGAAAATACCTCTGGATCAAGATTTGTACATACACATAGTTATTATATGCCAACATTTACGAGAAAATCAAATTCTCCAGTATCGACAGCTGCTGCGATTCTACCATCAACTGCTTCTTCGACTGCAACAGCCACTACTTCTAGTGGAACATATGCAACTTCAACCACAACATCAAGTACAACTCCTACTACAACCACATCATCTGGTGGCGGTGGCGGATCTAGTTCTGGCGGCGGATATTAATGATAGATACCTCAATACAAAGAGTCGAAATCAATCAGGTAATTGAAAATCAGTTACCTGAGTTTGTGCAAACCGAAAGTCCACTTTTTGTGGATTTTATGAAACAATACTATATTTCTCAAGAATATCAGGGTGGATCAATCAACATAGCTGAGAATCTTGACAGATATACTAAATTACAAACGTTTGTTGGTGCTGCACTTACAGAATATACTGGATTATCAACTAATACAGAATCATACTCTTCTACAATCTTCGTAGATTCTACAAAAGGATATCCGAGTAAGTATGGATTACTTAAAATTGATGATGAAATTATTACATATACAGGAATCGGTACGACTTCATTTACAGGGTGTGTTCGTGGATTTAGTGGTGTATGTAATTTAGATCAACCTACAAAACCAGATCTTGTTGAATTTAAAACATCAGTTGGTGCTGCACACACTGGTGGTTCAAAAGTTCATAATCTATCAAATCTTTTTATTAAAGAATTTTTTGGTAAACTTAAAACAACTTTTGCAAGTGGATTTGAAAATCGTAAGTTAAGTAGTGATATCGATCAAGTTAAATTTATTCGACAAGTTAAAGATTTTTATAAAACAAAAGGAACAGAAGAATCATATAAAATTTTATTTAGAGCTTTTTATGTACTCTTTTCTGCAATAAGCTTTTGTTAAGCTATTTACGGAAATAATCAAATTAGTTTAAATTTCATTATGGATATTACATTTGCATCATTAATTTTTGCATCTCGCACAATCCCTACAGATTTTGGATTAGTAGCTGCAGCTATTGCTGGAGCTGGAAGTTTGCTATTCATCGCTTTAAGATTTGTTCCTGATGCAGGTAATTAAATAAAAGGGACCATCTTTAAGAAAAAATATCTTTATCTAAACTTTGTTTTGCAAAAAGATTTAATTTATTTATCAACTAAATAATGGATAAATGGGTTTTGCTGGAACATGAAGTTTATAATGCTAAGTCTAAAGATATTCATTATGATTTTCTTATTGAAAATGGAATAGATTGTTTAACTTGGAAATTTTTAAAACTACCTTTATTAAATCAAGCTTCTATAGAAATTTCTAAGCAGCCAAATCATAGACTTGTATGGTTATCCAGGATAGAACATGAACTTTCTAATAATAGAGGGTTTGTAAAAAGAATTGATCACGGAATAT